TTGTTCCTGTAACTCTGCCATATATTCCATAGCGGAGGCAGAAAGTTTTTCACCATGTTCTTCACAATACATAGATAGATTGTCATGTTTTAATTCTCCTTCATGGTTAAGAAATACCATTTCATTCATAACCATTCTAGGTTTAAAACAAATTGTAAAACCGAATACACATTCATCATTTTGTTTGATGGGACTATTATCAAAATTAGTCCAATTAAGTTTCCAATCTTCATATTTTCTTTTTATCATCCATGCCTTTTCTTCTTCTGCGTAATTTGCATTTGGATTCTCATGAACATATTTCCACTCTCTTTCTTTAACCATTATTCTTCCTCCTCATTAATAGCGTTGAGGCTTCCAATAAAAAGTTCCCCATCTAATCGCATTTCAATATATAATTGTCTAGGAAATTCTTCTGTCTTATTACGAATCTCAGTTTGTAATATTCTACCCTTTCCGATACAATTATTTCTATCAGAATAACGAGCAAAATTTATCCATTTTCTTACGCCGCTAGTCTGTCTCCATATCATATTTATTCTTTCATCTCTTATCATTTTCTTCTCTCCGTTCTTTTCTTTTCCATTCCAAGTAACACTTACCACAACGATGATAATTATTTGTTATCGCTCTTGTAAGTGCGCCGCATACACTACACTTTTTGGTGTATCGGGTTTTATCTCTTTGGTGTCCTGTCATAGTTCCATCACCTTAAATGCTGCACTTCTAATTGCTTTTCTCGCACCTGCTGTAATACTAGCAGCCATATCAATGTCAGCCCATGAAAAACCTTGGTAGCCAATGATACCATAAAAAGATGCCATCAATCTTTTAACTGCCATCTGGTTATTATACCATTTGTAATACTCATCATCTGTCTTGGCTTCCTTCATATTTTTCTTATACTCATTACGAAGTTCTTTTAATTCAAGGACAGCCTTCGGCAACATACCTAGTTTATCTGTTTTATAGTAGAGCATATTGACTTCATCCTCATTACTAAAATCTCTAGGAGTTAAAATATTTATACCAAATTCAGTTTCTTCAGAAGACTTGGTTTCCCAACTTATGTTGAGTGCTACAGTAATTGAAGGATACAGACCTGCGAAATCAAACGCAGCAACATTTTCATGTAATCCAAATGTTCCTTCAACAGAAGGGTCATAAATCATGGCCCCTTGATAATCTATCTTTGGCCCCTCTTTTCCTGTTGGGGCTTTCCAATCAGCGTTTCTCATAAAATATATGCTACCCATATTGCTTGCATAAAAACACGCATCGAATGGTGCTATTAGTAATCGCTGTAAAGCAAGGATAGACTCCGATAGATAATTTTTCTCATCTATCTTTACAAGCAACTCAACATCTTTCTTAGCATAGTCCATATAAGTCTGCGATTCTTCTAACCATGCCTTAGCGAAAAACTCATTTTTATCTGGGAACTTTTCACTCACCATTTTCTTTTCACCTAGAACCATTTCTGCTACATAATCCAATGCCATAGAAGGTAATGTTCCTCTTTGTGAGTCGTTCCATTGTCTTTCAAATGCCACATCTAAATTCAATAAAATTCTTCCTCTAACGGGTTGTTCTATTGGTGTATAATGTGATACTGCCTTTGATAACTTTAGTTCTCCTGCTCTGTTATCAAAATATATTCCCTTCACTTCATTGTAAGGAGAAATTTTTCTAGGGTCTATTCCGTTTGCTAGAAGTCTTTCAATAAGTTTAGGCAAATCGAACTTAGACCCGAACCATGAAATCATCATATCGGGGTCGCGAGTATTCATCCATTGGATAAAACTCTCAAGCATCTCTTTTTCTGATTCATGTCGCCATGTTGTGTCAGAATAATCCCCTACTGCGGTAGGAGGAAACCAATGAAAGTTATTCATGGTTTTTGAATGGTTATCATAAACTACTAACGCAGTTATCATACCATCAAAATCTCCACCCTGTTGCCATTCCATATCCCAATACCACTTTCTTAAATCATATTCTGGTATTGACTCCAAGTTATCTACTACATATCTATAATGAAAAGGAACATCTGCTTCATACGTTTGTTCCCATTCTTTTTTAATTATTCTATTGTAAGAAGGCAAGGGAGGATACCAAGTAACCTTTTTTAATCTCTTACCTTCAAGGGAAACCCAATCTCCTCTTTCATAAGATAACTCAATACGAGTGTTTACTCCTCTTTCTCTAATACGAAGGTGTGCTTTTTCTTGGTCTACATCTTCAATATAAAAATATGGTTTGAAATCAACAAAAGAAATCTTCTCTTCTTTTCTTTCTCCCTCTTCTCTCCAACGAAGTGCTACTTCATTGGTCTTACTTAATGTTGTTATTATCATTATTTCACGCTCTAATATATGGTGCTACTACAAGTTTTCTATTTGAACCTATTAGTAGTATAGGCTTATCATCTTTGATGTAAAGAAACATAACCCCATCTTGACAAAATCTATCTATGGGTGCTGAAAACTCAACAGTAGCAGGTTCTCCTTCATGGGAAATCATAGGCAAATTATATTCAAAATGCTCAGTTGCATGAAAATTACCAGAAGAAACCATACAAGTTTCTCCGTTATAATCTAATTTGAATGTGGCTGTTCCAACAATGTTACAATGTTTGATAGCCTTTGCAAGTTCCTTTCCTTGCATACAGAGTTTGGCATCCAATAATGTTTTGCCAAATTGAGCCATACCTTCACTAGGTATCTTTAGCCCTTGAACCTTCATAATAGCATTTAGATTGTTATGTTCTATTGACATTTGCAATTGTGCAGATTGTGTCTCATTCTTCAATGTTAATCGAGAATTACCAATTCTCATTGTCAAGTGTTCAGACTTAAACACCTTCATATATTTGTTTAGTTTTTCAATATCAAATATAAACATTTGTTCCTCTTTCACATCTTCAGCAGATGCTCTTATTGTTACACTAGCAGCAATCGTTTCACTTGCGTTTGCTAGTGTAATAGTATTATTCTTCTTAACAAAGGCCACGCCTAAGTTATTTATAGAATCTATCTTAGAAACGGTTGAGGACTTATACTTGCCTTTCAGCCAAATTGCCTCAACCGCGTCTTTAAATTCATTTAAATTCACGGATATTTCCATCATATGTTTCCCTCTCGCAGTTCTGGTATTCCATGCCAAACAGTATTAGGGGGCTTACCTTCTCTAACTGTCCAAATTGTTCCAACAAGGTTTCCATTTGTTCTGCTTGCTAATAACTTGGCGACATACTTAATCTCGCCTTTAGACTCTTGAGCAGAGAAAGAAATCTCTTGCTCTAGTTTACCTCCCCAATCCTTCCAAACTGGGTCATACCCAACAACCGCGTTATTGAGATAACGTTCCTTCTTGTGAGTAATGTAGATTACATCACAAGGTAAAGAATACACAGACTCTAACATGAAGTTAAAGGTTTTGTTTCTTTCACCGTATTGCCACGGCATTAACTGCGTGACGACTAACGGGTTAGGGTTGACTTTTAACAGAGCCGCATTATGAAACGTATCTACACCATCGAATATAAACACAGGGTTTTCTTCTGGGTTCTCTTGCATAAAGTCTCTCGCCATGTTAATGAACATTAGCGAGTTCTTTTCAGACTTATTAATATCAATAATGTTATCCTTATCTTTGACAATAGGACAGTATATCTTTATTCTTTCATCTGCATCGTGATGCTCACGCCAAATAGATTCTACCCCTCTATCCCAATCTAATACAAAGATTGGTCTATCAGGAAAATCTAGGGCTACACCCGTTTTACCTCTCTTTGGGTCGCCCCAAAGACCACAGCAAATTCTGCTCTTTTGTTCTCTCTTCTTCAAGAAAGCCTTAGCATATTGCTTATTCCATTCTTCTTGTTCCTTACCAAAATTGACCTTATCAATTTCGTTCTTAATCTTATCAGCAGTTTCTAAGTTTTCTTCAGTTACTGCACTACCTTTTTTCTCAGTTGTCCAATCCATCTTCATTCACCAATTCCAATTCTATATTTCCATTTCCC